TTGTACGTGGAGAGGTATTTGGATGGATAGCAACCCTTGTGATGATGATCATTGGATGTACAACATGGCAGAAAAAGAAAAACCAAAAGGCAAGTATGCCTGGCATTTTTATCGTCAGCCAGGTGGCGTTATGGAAGTGCCACTTAAAGATGTTCCCAAAGAAATACCTGAAGCTCAAGGTTTTATATCGGCTGGAGGTAAATGGTTTAAAACCAATCCTAAAGCTGAAAACTTACATAACCTTCCTAATGGTTACTATGAGCAGTTACTAGGGGGAAAAAATTTAGATTGGGTCAGATGTTATGCCGAAGGTAAATACACTTATGTCCAGGAAGGAAGACCAGTTTGGTCAGAGTATGATGATTCAACAATGTCAGATGATCTTATGGTCGATGAAAACATACCAGTACAAGTTGGACTAGACTTTGGACTTACACCCTCGGCTGTCTTTGCTCAACGTATGCCATCAGGAGCATGGCATATTCTTCATGAGATTGTAACGTATGATATGGGTCTAGATCGCTTTACAAATATTTTAAAATCTGAAATGGCAATCAGGTTTCCTAAGAATGAATTTATGGTTTGGGGTGATCCAGCCGGAGCATCGAGAGATGGTATTTACGAGCAAACCTCGTTTGATTTTTTAAAAACCAATGGGATACTTGCCAGACCAACTGCCACGAATGATTTCAAAGTTAGACGAGAAGCAGTTGCCATGCCGATGAATAGACTGATACAAGGCAAACCTGGGTTCTTGGTCAATAGAAAATGTATGAGACTAAGAAAGTCTTTGTCTGGTGGCTATCATTTTACCAGGGTCGCTATCGGAGCTGGTCAGGAGAGATACAGAGACAAACCGAATAAAAACGAACATTCCCACGTTGGTGATGCTCTAGGCTATTGCCTTCTTGGTGGGGGTGAAATGAAACGTATGACTAGAGGAACAAAAACTTTTAGTCAGCCCATTGTGGCTAAATCTGATTTTGATATTTTTGCATGAGGTGATTTATGTTTACAGCAGAAGAACTTATGAAAGTAATGAAGGTCGATGGAGTTTATCATCGTATTGTACCTTTTCATCCAAGACATTTGCATATGGCAGAGTTTAGAGATGTTGATCAAGAGATTATCGAAGGGTATGGCAGACCTCATATCGAAGATTATTCTGTCGATGGATTGAGCTATACAGTTTTGTATAAAGGTGAAGTTTACATTGTGTTTGGTATATATCCCTTATGGAAGGGTGTAGCTGAAGCTTGGATGCTACCATCAAAAAAATTAACCAATATAAAATTAAAATTTCATAAGTCTGCATTACGCTTTTTTAGGTATGCTCCAGCTAAATTAAACCTACATCGATTACAAACTTATGTTCGTTCTACTAATGTTCGTGCCATCAAATGGATGGAAGCGTGTTACTTTAACCGAGAAGGATTATTAAAAAGATATGGTCCTGATATCAAGGACTATTATGCATATGGGAGATTATATCAATGAGTGCAGTAACAAGACCAATCGGAAGAGCATTAGGATTATCAAGAACACCAGCTCCTCCAGGACCATCTCAAGAAGAATTAGATGCTATTTCAGCAAGAGAAAGACGAGCTGAAGAAAGTGAAAGAGATGAAAGATCAAAGCTTGCATCACAACGAATTGCTCGAAGACGAGGGAGCAGACGAAACCAGTTGATGTCTGATATGAGAGAAAATCCAGTTGTAGGAGTAGAAGCTCCACAAAGAACGCTAGGTCCAGGTCGTAACCCAAGAGCATGAGATCGTATCCTCGTAATCCTAGAAAAGTTGAGAAAGGTCTTGAGGTTTGTGATCGATGCAAAGTAGCAATGGTTAAGAAAGAAAAAGAAAAATATGAGTGTCCTATATGCAAGGTAAAAAAAGATGGTCGCTAAAAAATTTCAGAACCCTAAAGGTGGTTTGAATGAAGCTGGTCGAAAACATTTTAAAAAAACAGAAGGCAGTAATCTTAAAAGACCGATTAAGTCAGGCACAAGTCCAAGAAGAATATCTTTTGCATCGAGGTTTGCTGGTATGAAAGGACCTGAAAAAGATGAAAAAGGAAGACCCACAAGACTTTCATTAGCACTTAAAGCATGGGGTTTTAGGTCAAAAGAAAGTGCAAGAAACTTTGCGAATAGGCATAAAAAATCATGACAAAATTAAATCCAGACCAACTTAGAAAAAGATTTGAACAAGCTGATCGTCAAAAGGCACATTGGAGGTCTATCTACGAAGATGCCTATCGATATGCCCTTCCTGACCGAAATCTGTATGATGGATACTATGAAGGTGGTGTGCCAGGTCAAGACAAGATGTCCAGGGTATTTGATTCAACAGCCATACAATCAACACAAAAATTTGCAAACAGAATACAATCTGGATTGTTTCCACCCCAACAATCATGGTGCAGATTAACACCTGGAGAGGAAATACCAGATGAAAGAAAAGTAGAAGTCCAACAAATTCTTGATCGATATTCTGAGCAGATGTTCTCAGTTATGAGACAATCCAGGTTTGATATGGCAATGGGTGAGTTCTTGATGGAGCTTGCTATCGGAACGGCTGTGCTTCTTATTCAGCCAGGAGATGAGATAGAGCCAATACGATATACAGCAATCCCAACTTTCTTAATTTCATTTGATGAAGGACCACGAGGTAATGTTGAGAAAATATATCGAAAACTCAAAAGACCTTATGAGGTTTTAGACCAGGAGTTCCCAGACATCAAGATACCAAATGAGATGGTCAAAAGATATGAAAATGATCCAACCGAAATGGTTGAGATGGTTGAAGGCACATACTACGACAAACAATCAGGAACTGTCCATTATCAGATTATAGATTACTCAGGAAAACATGAGCTGGTCTATCGAGAACTAAACAGTTTTCCTTGGGTTGTATCACGCTATATGAAAACGGCTGGGGAAAGATATGGCAGAGGACCAGTCCTAACTGGATTGCCAGATATAAAATCTTTGAACAAAGTTAAAGAACTTGCATTGAGAAATGCTTCTCTTTCTATCGGTGGTGTCTTTACGGCAACTGATGATGGTGTTCTCAATCCGAATACTGTTCGTATTGTGCCTGGTGCAATCATACCAGTTGCAAGAAATGGTGGACCTCAAGGTGAAAGTCTTAGACCCCTACCAAGATCAGGTGATGCCAGTCTATCTCAGTTTACATCAAACGATTTGATTGCATCCATTAAAACAATTCTACTCGATGAAAGTCTGCCACCAGATAACATGAGTGCCAGATCAGCAACAGAAGTTCAGTTTCGTATGAAGCAACTCTCACAAAATTTAGGTTCAGCTTTTGGAAGATTAATATCTGAGACAATGTACCCTATTGTCAGACGAACTTTAGAGGTGATGAATGATCTTGGCATGATCGAACTGCCTTTGAAAGTCAATGGACTGCAAGTCAAGATAACACCGACAGCTCCTCTGGCTATGGCTCAGAACATGGAAAAGGTCAATGAAGTTTTGAATTTTATGCAGATCGCACAAAGTCTTGGGCCACAAGGTCAGCTTTTTATCAATCAAGAAAAGGCGATTGATTTTATAGCTGAGAACTTAGGCATACCAGCCGAACTGAGAACAACACTTGAAGAAAGACAAGCGATAATACAACAAGCTACAGAAGTAGCACAACAGTCAGGAATGATGAATGAACAACAACCAAGCGAACAAGATCAGGGCGATCAACAGTAACTCTGGATGGGAAAGTATTGATGGACCTCCCAACCCCTTTCCCCCAGAGCCAAGTGAAATAGATAAAATCTATACAAGAGTATTTTCAAGTGAGGATGGTCAAAAGGTCCTCGATCATTTGAAAGCGATTACAATCGATCAACCAGCCTGGACACCAGGAGCAGAACCTTCTTTTGGCTATGCAAGAGAAGGACAGAACTCGATTGTAAGAGAAATAGTGCAACGTATAAAGAGGTGTATAAATGAATGAAGACAAAGATGTAAGTCAAGAAGAACAAACTGAAGAGGTCGTTGAAGAACAGCAACCTTCAGGTTTAATGGCTCAAGAAAAAGAAAATATGGAAAGTGAGGAAGCAAATGAAGAAGGCATCAACACGCACCAAGATGAAAATACTGGAGCAGAAGAAGAAGGCGAAGGGGAAATCTACGAAAGACCAGACTGGTTTCCAGAAAAGTTCTGGCATGAAAAAGATGGTCCGAATATTGAGAATATGGCTAAGAGCCTTAATTCCCTGGAGAAGAAGTTAGGTGAAACAGCTCCTGATCAATATGATTTGTCAGAAGTTCAAGTTGACCCTGAAGACCCAGTTGTAAAAGCTGTTATGGATTTTGGAAAAGAAAAACAGCTTTCTCAAAAATCTATTACTGGATTAATTAACAAAGTTATTGAAGTTACTGGGGGTATAGAAAAAGAAGCTGAACTAGATGTTCAAAGAGAAAAAGAAAAGATTGGACCAAACGCACCAGAGATTATTCAATCGAATATTCGCTGGAACGAAAAAATGCTCAAAGATGGTATCTTTAATGAGGACGATTACAACGAGATCGAAATGCTTGGTGGTACTGCTGAAGGCATAAGAGTGTTACAAAAAATAAGAAATATGATTGGAGAGCAAGAAATACCAATCGTATCTGTGCCAGGCAGTAAACCTGATAAAGCAGAGCTTCAAGCAATGGTAGCTGATCCTAAATATGCAACTGATCCAGTATACAGAAAGAAAGTTGAGAGAGCATTCCAAGAAGCTTATGGGTAGCGTATAAATACTAGATATATAATCTAGACTTTACAAACTACTATATCTTGGTGTATCGTGTAAATTAGATCGATAACTCTCGTCAGCCGATCGACTTTAGTAAAAGTTTAGGTCGATTTTTTCGGTAACCCAAACGATGTAATAATTTAACTATGGAGAAGCTTTTATGGCTACAACTTTAAGTCCAGCGTTTGTAACGCTGTTTGAAGCCGAAGTCCATCAAGCTTATCAGGCATCTGCTACTCTTAGAAATGTTGCTCGTATGAGAACTGGGGTAGAGGGATCAACTGCTAAGTTTCCGATTTTGGCAAAAGGTTCAGCTTCTGTAAGAACACCATCTACAGATGTTGTGCCACTCAATGGTACATTTTCAAGTGTAACTGCAACTCTTACTGATTATGTTGCTTCTGAATATTCAGACATTTTTAATCAGGCAAAGATTAACTTTGATGAAAGACAAGAGCTTGCAAAACTCGTTGGAAATGCAATAGGAAGAAGAGAAGACCAAATCATCATCGATGCATTAATCGCTGGTTCTGCTGGTACAACAGTTGCTAATACTGTCGTAACTTCAGGTTCTGGAAGTGCATCTGATCTAAACGTAGGTAAGATTATCGAAGCCAAGAAAGGCATGGATGCTAAATCTGTACCACCAACAGATCGTCATATGATTATTCACGCTAACTCTCTTGCTTCATTACTTGGAGATGAAAGAGCAATCTCAGCAGACTTTGCTCAAGTCCAGGCATTAGTAAGAGGTGAAGTAAACTCTTTCATGGGTTTCACTATGCATATGATTGGTGATAGAGATGAAGGTGGACTTCCAAAAGATGGGTCTAACGACAGAACTTGTTTAGCATTTCACAGAGATGCTATCGGTTGTGCTGTTGGTATTCCACCAAAGACAGAAGTCAACTATATACCTGAGAAAACTTCCTTCTTGGTAACAGCAATGTATTCTGCTGGAGCAATCGTCATTGATGCGAATGGTCTAGTAGATATAACTTGTAGGGAGAGTTAATCATGGCATTTAGTAGAACTGGTATGAACCCAATAGGTGGTCAATCTAAAAAAGGAGTAGCCCCTCAAATGTGGACTTATACATCAGCAGATTCAATAGCTACTGTTAATACGGCTGGTTATTTCAATGATATGTCTGATGATTTGTCTGTAGGTGACGTTATCTTTGTACATGACAGCAACACGCCAACACTTAGTATTGTGATGGTCGCATCTAATGCATCTAGTGTTGTTGATGTAACAGATGGCACAACTGTGGCTATGACAGATAGTGACTAATATTTAGAAAGGCGAGGATATGGCTGAAGGCGATACAGATG